ATATGCGTGAGGTATTCAGGGCATGGCGCGGACAACACCAACGGCGAGGTTTAGGCTTTTTAGAGTTTTACTTGCAAATGCTTTGGCCTAATGCTTGGGAGATTAAACAACAGTATCACCCGATTACAACAGAAAATAACTATCCAGCCAACATTACATTGTCCGACTTGGGTAATAGTTTTTTAACCAGTCGTGTGTCTGTTTTTTTGGACCCGACACAATTAACCAACTCAAACGAAATCCCTAAAATGATTCCGTCTTTAAAGCGTGTTGTGCCAGCGCGTATTGTGCTTAATGTAGCGATTAGTATTAACGTTGAACCTGTGGATATGAATATCGGTATGGCGTTTACACCTACGTTTTATATGAGCCTAGAAGATGGTGCAGTGGTTTAAAAGCGTGTAACTATCAAAAAACAGTTATTTAAACTCATTCATAATAGCTTTAACTTAACCGTCAACGAGATTTTATTATGTCTGTCTCCCCAGCCGATTTATTAGCTAAAAACTACAAGGCCGCGCAAGCGTTAGGTCAAAAAGAAGCCCAATGTGATGCGTATTTTGAAATTGAAGGCTTTGAAAACTTAAAGTTTTTGGCAAAAACATTCCCTAGACCTATTTTAGCCAGTGCAGGTGTGATTGAATCTTACACTCCGAATGGTGTAAAGGTTCAACAACCGCAACCGCTACAAGTTGCTCAAAGTCACGAAGTTAGCTTTTATGCAACCAAAGGCGGCGCAGTAGAAAAAGCCTTAATGCAATTAAACAACAACGGCGGCACATTCCAAGCTACGGTACATTTAGGCCAAGTCGATAATCCTTATGCCAGTTATCAATTAACCGATTGCTTTTTGGCAGAAATTAGCCCACTTGACCAAGACGTAGAGGGCGTAGGTCAACACGTTATGATTAGCGGCACATTGTATTATCATTATTTTGGTGAACGTACAGAGTCTTAATAAATGACTTTAACTCAACTTATTGCCGAGTTTATGGCCTCCCGATTAACAGGGGGGCTTGTGCTTGCTGAGCCTGACGTAACAAAAGCCTTAGTTAAGGCTGTGCGATTTTATGCAGGCTATGCCGAGATTAAGTATTTTATTACTCAAGTATCGCCTGTGTTGCCTACATTAAGCCAAATTGACAGTAATGTGACTTTAACACCGAGTGAGTGGGCAATCATTCAACCACTATTTAACGCCTATGTTGACCATGAGAACGCTTTACGCTTAGAGGCAAGTCGTGGTTTAGGCTTAGATGTTTATGGACGCTCTAGTAGTGAATTAGCAAGCGAAATAAAACAGCTAGAGATGGATTTACCGCGTAAAGCGTTTTATCAGTCTATCGCCAGTGTAGGCAATTTGGATATATATGCTGATTCAAATTAACGACAGTGCAGTCATAGCACAGGCTTTTATTTTGTCAGCGATTTTGCGTACCGACTTAGTACCTGTGCCTGTGTCGTTAGAACTTGAATTAAAATATGATGATAGCTTAGCTAAAGAATTGATAGAGGGGACTACGCTCTATGTTAGTAGTAAAGCGATACCCTTGCAGATTGTAAAGTCAGAAATTAAAAAGAGCCTAGATAATCCTAATCGGGGCGTGATTGTGATTGTTGCGCTATTAGCGAATTGTGTCGCTATTGGCTACAGGCGACAAAAAGCCGTGATACTTAAAAATAATTCATTAGGTGCGATTTTTAAAGCGTGTGGTGCAAAAATCAGTATTAAGAATGATTTTACCGTGCCGTTATTTGCCTCATTTGTTGGGCAATTACCGTCTGAGATGATAGCCAAAGTATTACAAGAAGAATCAGCCGTTATACGCCTAGATAACAAGCAATTAGATTGTGTCCGCTTAGCAGATTTAGTCAAGCAATCGCCAAAACTTAACTTACCGCAAGGTGTAGGCGAACAGATAGAAAGTGGATTTTTACAACGGCATTTAGTCCCCAGCTTTTACACGACAGACGATAACCGCGCCATTGTCAAAGGTAATACGCAAAAAGTACGAGACTTACAATATGTCTCACGCCATAGCCAAAAATCGACTTATGCCATGACAGCCGCTTTAATTGTGAAGCACATTATTACCTTGAGTTATGATGAGGATTATCAAGCAGGTGATGTGATAACGATTGGCGGTAAACCAATGGCGATTGTGACAGCCGCTCACGTTTGGCAAACCGAAAACGAGGGCGAACAGGCAAGCCAATATACGCGCCTATGGTTAGGAGAGCTAGAAACATGATGTTTAAATATCCAGCCGTGGTTATGAGTTATGATGCAAATACACGCCTCGCTAAAATCAAACTTGAGCCATTAGACGATGGAGCAGATACACAATTAGAGGCTGAGTTATGTTATCCCTTGGGGGATAAGCCCAACACCGCAATTGAAGTATTGGCAGGTGATTTTGTTTGGGTAGAGTTTGAGCAAGGCGATCCACGTTACCCGATTATTGTTGGTTATCGCAACAAACGTATAGGCAATGACGATACAACACGGCGTTATCATCATCACGGTAATTTTGAGATATTAGCCGATAACATTATTAAAATTAAAGGCAATGTTAAGGTTATTGTTGAATCTGCTACGGTAGAAGTGATAGCAACAACAGTTAATGTCACAGCAAGCAATACTAACATTACAAGCCTTGTGAATATCACAGGGAATACAAGCATCACAGGCAATTTAACCGTAGCAGGCGCAATCAGTGGTACAGGCGGTAGTGGTGCAAGCATTGCAGGTAATGTGACGGTATCAAATGGGGATATTGAAGCAGACGGTATTAGCCTTAAAACACATACGCACCCTTATACTGATGATGGTAATGATGCGACTACAGGTGCGCCGAGTTAATCTGTAACTCATTCTAATTCACCCAAAAAAACAAGCGACAATAGCGTTAATTTTTAATTATTAGCGTTATTGTTATGGCCAAGTCTAAAACCACAGAACCCGAACAAACACAATCGCCGTCATGGGTGCAATGGATTAAAAATATCGCCATTGGCAAAGAAGATTCACCCGAACAAGGCGCATTAGCTCACATTGATTTGATGGACGTTGAGCCAACTTCAACCGCGATTTTGTTAGGGGGCAACAATCAGGCGCGAAGCCGCCAACAGATTTATGCAAAGTATCAGCAAATGTTACAAAACTCATTTGTTAATGCAGGCTTGCGATTGCACGTCACCGCAGCTTTAGGCGGTCACGAAAGCAAGGGTGATGTGGTTTTTATCGAGTGTACACCCGAAGCCGAAAAAGACCCCAAAAAGAAAAAAATCATTGATGATTTAAACCACGATTTACGCGAATTATTAAACAAAAATATCTATACCTTAGCCTTTAATGCGATTGCATGGGGGGACAGTTATGCGCGTGTGTATGGTCAAGACAAAGTAGGTGTAACTGATTTACTGTGTGATGAAATGGTATTGCCGCCATTGGTGCAGCCCTTTGAGCAGGGCAGTAAAACCGTGGGCTATGTAGTCGGAACTGCTACTAACTCAAGCGGCGTAAAACTCTCTACTGTGCAAATGGTGAGGGTTAAGATGCCGCGAACTATTTACACGCCACAAGCGCGAGTGATGCAAAAAGCCTTTAAAACCGCGATTTTAGAAGACGATAACGCCAATTTGCCCTACTTGCCGTCATTGGTCGGGGGAAGTTTTTTAGAGGGTATTGAAGAATCCTTTAACCATTTAATTATGTCTATCTCAGGCATGGTAGGGCAACGGATTCAAGATGGTATAGATGAAGCGTTACTCACCGTAAATATGTCAGATATGACCATTGAGCAACAACGCGCAACGATGGACAACATTAAACAAATGTTTGATGAAACCGCACAACAAACCGCACAAGCGATTAAAGATGGACGCTCATTGCTTGGCAAAATGCGCCGATTTATTCCAGTGTGGAGCGAAAAGCAGCTAGTACAACTGCAAGGCGGTACAGGCTCTATGCGTACCGCTAGTATCAGTATTGAAGACGTGATGTTCCATGCTAAACAGTTAGCAGGGGGATTGGGTATTGATTTATCAATGCTTGGCTTTGCCGATTTATTATCGGGTGGTTTAGGCGAGGGTGGATTCTTTAGAGTATCGGCACAAGTGGCTGAGCGTAGTCGTATGATTCGCAATGCCGTGACAGCAGCAATTAACGATATTATCGAGATTCATTTATACAAAAAATCAGGATTAGCCTTTAGCGACAACGACAGACCGTGGGCAATTAATTTTTATTCGGGTATTAGTGCAGCGCAAAAAGAAAGTAACGACACTAAATTAGCCGCCATGAATACAGGCGGTATCTTAATTCAAACCTTAGCACAATTAAAAGACTTGGGCTTATCGCCTGATGTGGTTAAGCACTTACTCTCTACACAAATGATGTTAGATGAAGATTCAGCCGAGTTAGTAGCGAATGGCTTAAATGCTGCTAAAGCACAAGCCGACAGCGAGCAAGGGGGCGATAATGGCGATTTTTGATACAATTAAAGCCAAAGTACAAGGCGGTACAGGCGCATTAAAAAACATCAATGCAGACATAGGCAATGCAGGCGAAACCATTGCTGGCAAGGTCAAAACAGGGGCTAATGCGGTACTCAATAACGATGCGGTAAAAACAGGCATAGGCGCAGTAAACCAAGTCAATAATTTGTATCAAAACGTCAAGGGGTTAGTTGGTGCAGCTAAGAGCTTTTTAGAAGACCCTTATCAGATTGTACCTAATCCGCTACTGGGGGGTTATAGTCGTAAAGAAACACAAAAACTTGCTAATAAAGCCCTAAAAACGGCTTACGCCAAAAATAATCTTTTTTTGGTACGTTTGACTGATCGCAATTATCCAACAAGGGCAGGTAAAGTAAAGTTTTTTCCTAATGAATTTGATTCGTCAGAAAAACCACAGCAAATATGGGATTTGTTTGCAATGGGTGTCAGTTATAACCCGATAGCGATTACAGGTGATGCGGTAAAAATAGGTTTTTTGCAAGGCGATAGTATTCAACAAAGTGAGCGTGTCGAGATTCGTATGACGTTTTTTGATAATACCATTGGCACAATTAAACGCTATTTAATGGCCAAAAAAAAGCAAATGATTAATTCAGACGGCACAGGCAATACACCAAATAATTATTTTTTTAATTTACAAATTATCCATTTAGACCAAACGGTAGGCGCACAAGAAATAGGTTTTGGCTCAAACAGAAAACGTATCGGTATTTTTGATGAAGATACCTTAATCAGAGACAGTTATTTTAAAAATGAATACCTTGTGCGTGTAGGCAGTTTAGATATTGATTTAAATAAACGTGAAGATAGCTTACAAGAGTTGCAAGTTACATTCGTTGAAGTTGACCCCTTTATGTATCCTGTTTAATTATGCCTAGTAAAAACCTATTAGATGATAGCCGATGGTGGCAGTTTGTAGAAACATACGCCTATGACTTAGGTCGTTTTGCCGTTGAAGTTTGCGGCATGAATGATGAAGAATTAGGCAACCAAGCACCAACTTGGCAGCAGTTTGATTTGTTTGATTTAATTCAAGAGAACGGTTGTCGCGTGTCGGTGTCGTCAGGCCATTCAACAGGCAAAACACGCAGCGCAGGCATAGTAGCGTTATGGCATTTATGTTGTTATGCCAACAGTATTATGATGTTTACCGCACCACAAATTACCCAATTACGCAATCAGGTTTGGAAAGAGATTACCATTTGTTATAACTTGATGATGATGGGCGATTTTAGGTGGTTAGCCGAACATATAGAGATTAAAGCCGAAAGTGTGTGCATTAAAAATTATGCTAAAACATGGTATATCTTGGCTAAAACCGCACCCAAAGGCGCACCCGAAAACTTAGCAGGGTTACATGGCGATTGGTTGATGATATGGGCGGACGAAGCGTCAGGCGTTCCAGACGCAAATTTTGGGGTCATGGGTGGAGCATTATCGGATAAGCGTAACCGTATGGTGTTAACTAGCCAACCGACACGCAATAACGGCTTTTTTTACGACACGCACCATAGACTAAGCAAACCACAAGGCGGTGTGTGGGATGCTTTAGTGTTTAATAGCGAAGAATCCCCTTTAGCCAGTGCCGAGTTTATTGCTGAAAAGTTGGTGCAATACGGCGGTAGAGATAATCCTGAGTATCAGATTAAAGTTTTGGGTAGATTCCCTGACCGTACCGATATTTATTTAAACAGTGAAGCACAATTAGAGCCTTGCTTTAACTCACAAGCAATCCCCGACAATATGAATTATGGGTATTTAATTTGTGTTGACGTAGGGGCAGGGGAGTACAGAGATTATTCGGCCGTTTTAGTGATAAAAGTCAGTGGTTATGGTGATTATGGCGATAAT